ATGCTGCTTACAGACATCCAAATCCGCAAAGCAAAGCCCAAAGATAAAGCGTATACCCTGAATGATGGCAATGGGCTATCTCTTCTAATTGAACCTAACGGCTCAAAGGGTTGGCGTTTCCGCTACCGATTCGCGGGTAAACCTAAAATGATCTCTTTGGGTGTGTACGATACCGTAACGCTGGCTGATGCCCGTAAAAAACGGGATGAAGCTAAAAAGCAACTGGCAGAAAATATCAACCCAAGTGATGCCCGTAAAGCCGACAAAATAACGCTTAAGTTCGCCACTGAGAATACGTTTCAGGCTGTTGCTATGGAATGGCACACATCAAAGCGTGCAACCTGGTCAGAGGGTTATGCAGAGGAAATTTTACGGTGTTTTGAAAATGACGTATTTCCGTATATTGGTAACCGCCCTATCGACCAGATAGCGCCGTTAGAGTTATTGGCCGTTCTGCAGAAAATTGAAAGGCGTGGTGCATTAGAGCAAGCCAGCAAGATCCGCAGACGGTGCGGAGAAGTATACCGTTACGCTGTGATCACCGGCAGAGCAAAGTATAATCCAGCCCCGGATTTATCAGGCGCGATGAACAAGCCGGAAGTGAAGCATTTTCCTTTCCTGCGTGAAAATGAAATACCCGATTTTGTTAAAGCACTAAATGACTATCAAGGCAGTAAAGTAACAAAATACGCGACGCAATTGCTTATGTTGACTGGTGTCAGAACTGTAGAATTGCGCTTTGCTCAATGGAATGAATTTGATTTCGAAAATGCCCTGTGGGAGATCCCGAAAGAACGTATGAAGAAACGCCGCCCTCACCTGGTGCCTTTATCACCACAAGTTATAGCAATTCTGAATGAACTAAAAATAATCACCGGTAATTATCCGTTACTTTTCCCCGGCAGAAATGACGCAAGAAAGCCTATCAGTGAAGCAAGTATCAACAAGGTGATCGAGAAAATTGGTTATAAAGGACGACTCACCGGGCACGGGTTCAGACACATGATGAGCACTATTCTGCATGAAAAAGGCTTTGACAGTGCATGGATTGAATTACAGCTTGCACATGTTGATAAAAATTCAATCAGAGGTATATACAACCACGCACAATATTTAAAACATAGAAAACAAATGTTAACTTTCTATAGTAAAGAGATAATTATGGTTAATTCCCATATTTAGCTATTGACTCTATTATTTCATATCCATATCTACTCATCATTGATTCAAAAAATTTTGGTTCTATAAATTTTGCATATCCGAGTTCCCCTCGTAATTTTAAAATCTCTACATCAGGAAGAAGACCACAGATATAATGATGTATTTTACTTCTTAATAGTCTTTTTCTTTCACGTCCCAAAGATAAAGTTCCATTATTTGTAATTGTCACTCCAGTTATATGGCGATTAAATTTCTTTGATGAAAAAACAGTTTTTTCACGATTAATTTTAATTCCCTTCATATTAACTTTTGTTAGTACTTCTTTAACTATCTTTGGAATATCAAACAATATACCTTTTACATTAGAACTAAAAGTTAAATCATCTGCATACCTAGTATAGGTAACATCTAATGCTTCACATTGATTGTTAATTTCAACGTCAAATAAGTACATTACAACATTTGATAGCATTGGTGAAGATGGTGCACCAATACTAAGTCTAAGAGGGCTATTTCTTCTCAACTTCCAGAAAAATAAGTTTTCCAAAACAAAAATATCTTTTTCATCTAAAGTAATCCCCATTCTAGAAAAATAATTCTTTAAATGAATTGGCTTTATACTAAGGAAAAAGTTCTTAAAATCCATTTTTAATATATATTCATTATTACAATGTACTAAAGCATTTTTTCTGATATCTTTTCCACTTTTATAAGCAAATGCAGACTCATGGATATGGAAATATTTCCCCATATACTTCAACGTGGCTTTTTGTAAAAACTTGACCTGACGAGCAGGTTGTGCGATTAATCTATAATCGATACCATTTCTTTTTCGTATATAAAATTTCTTGTATCTTCGAGGAATAGTAACGATATAGCGCATAGCTTCATCCTCTGTGAGATAAAGTCCATTGGCTATAAACTGTAATAGATTCATATTATTCCTCCCGAAGCTTACTTATGTGCTTTAATACATTTTCTCTTTTCCGAGCGGTTTCATCTGTATTTTTAGTATCCATACTCACATATGATTGCTTAATAGCAATTCTTATAGTCATCGAGTCCTTCACTTTTCCGTATTTACTTATGCCAAATTTAATCTTACTTTCTCTGTGCCCAATGATATAATAGTAATCTGTTCGACTATATGATATTGACGAAACCAAATTCATTTTACTTAATAAATAAAGAAGCCGTGATATAATCCTTTGAGAAACATCAATACCAATACATAAAAGAGCCCACTCAATTTCTGTTTTTTTAATTGGCTCAGATAGTAAAACGATCTCATAAATTAAAATTGCCAGATGCCCTGTATTGTTTTCATTGTATCTTTCTGTCTTTTTTACATTTTTCAATCGTCCTTGAATATCATGATAAATTAGTTCTACTTCATCATACTTTAGACGATTTCTATCAGGCCAGGGATAAACCGAAACTGAATTTTGATCAATACTTCTTAGGTATTCCAGTGGCCCCAAGTATATAAATGAAGATCTTGGTGGTACATTCTGACTGGGGTCACCTTCAATTTCATGAAATGGGGCAATAACGTGTAATTTTTGAGCAAGGTTTTTTTTGTTTACAAACAATCCTAATTCAACTAATGAACCGGCACTTTCTAAACAGATAATTACCAACGTTGATATGTTAGCTATATCATCCTCGAAACTCATTAAATCAGAATAGGCGCCATCCTTAAAATAATCCTTAAAATCTTCTGCTAAAATGAGTGAATCTAGCAAGTTAGGAGCATGGCTTGCTACATAAGAAAAAAAATAATCTCTTACACTCATAGGACTCACATTCATTGGACCACCACAGACAAATATTATCGGCGGCATAAACTGAACAGTAAAATTTGAGTGAACTAAGTCACCAAACTGCTCTAGTAATGAATTCATGTAAGCAGAATCACTCACACCGATGAACCCCTCTCTTAAAATCAAAGGGGGTGGCTATCATTTAGCCACCCCCTTACTCCTTCACCTAAAGGATGCGCTTTAGACTTTCAGGCTGCTCCTGAATGAAACGCTAGTGAAATTCAGGATCGGACTGAAAGTGCTGAAGCGCAACCCTAAATGTTCACAATAAGTTAGTGTCTGGCGAATCGCCCGACAAGGATAAATAACAGTTATCCCACGCGTAAAGGCCTAGTTAGGTTAACAAAAAAAACGAAATGATCAATATATTCTTATGGGTTAATAGTGCATACAAATCAAATTTACTGAAAATAATTTCAAAGTAAAATGCACTACACCGCACCCGCCTGCGGTTTTTGAATCTGGAATTTATTTCAGTTTTCATTTTGTTCAAACCATACCGCCGGAGCGCGTGGCTACTGGGTTTCCCGTGATTTTTCCAAACTGAAATGTGTGAAACGTTTTTCAGTAAATTTCAGTTCCAGCGCAGCGACACGCGCAAGAATTAAAACACAACCAATTGAAATTAAATGATTTTTCTGTTTTACGTGGGATTTTACGTCAGAGAGGAAGTCAGAGAAAAATTACAAAAGTCAGTATTCATGCGGGTTTGCGGGAAATGAGAAACTGAAATCAGCTGAAAAAAATAAAAGAGACCGGGGAGATTTTCCGGCCTCACGACGTACCGATATTCACCGGGAATGTTATCTGCCGATAACCCTGATACAAATCCCCCGATGAGGCAGCGGCACATCCAGTTTGCTCTGATGAATAGTGTGCGAAAACGTGATTGTCATAACATAAGTATGCCCGCACTCCAGATCGTCACAGCTGCAATACAGTTCAGGGATAACCCGCCCCTCTGTTTCAATCCTGCGTATGGTTGATGGTGATGAACATTGCGGACAATATACTTTGAGCGTTCTCATTGCCTGTGATCCTTTTTACTGATGCCGGCCAGAATAAAGCTATTTGAATACCTGTCTGTCCATTTTCACTGGTAACAGTGGTAACACTGGTTACAGACCTGATTTATAAGGAGTTAATCTGTTACCACTTATCAAAACCAACGTGTAACGTGTGGTAACAGCCTGTTTGTGTTACCTCTTGTTACCAGTCATAAATATTAACTGGTAACACCTGAAAGCCCCGTTATTGCTGGTTGTTACCTTTGTTACCTCTGTTACACATAAAAAATAAGATGGTCAGTTTTATCAGTCATCACCGGCGCAGCCGAGTATCTGACTGTTGAACAGATAAACCCGTTTAAGCCCTATTTCTGGAAGGCGGATACTTGTTTGTGTTCTGCCGTCCTTTCCTGCTTCCAACCAGCCTTTTTCCACACACAGCCGGGCAACTTTACGTGAGTCATATCCCTTACAGATTTCTTTCCATGCAGACGGCAGCACGTAAAATGCGATTGAAGGATCGTGCCCCTGTGCCGCTTTCTCAACGCGCCGGAACCCCATCATGCTGACCGGGCGGCTGTGTTCGTCATACCAGTCAGCAAACCGGCTGAACTGGTTACGGGAAATAAAATCACTGACCTGCTCCAGTGCCGTAATATCTTCCTGATTCGCGGTATGGCCGCGCTCTTTCATCCATGCGGTCAGACATTTTTCCGCAGCAGTGTAAGCCTCTCTGGGTTTCCAGCCGGTCATTCCTGCCTGAGTAGCTATCTCTCCGGCCATCGCGACCAAGGCAAAGCGGGTAATTGCCCTGCCGACCTGATTACCGGCATCTTCCGGCATCATCCGGGCGGTATACTCTTTCAGCAGGGCTTTCGCGGTACCGGACACCTCTGTCAGATTGCCGGTCAGATATTTGAGCCAGTCACGGAACGGCGAGCCGTGGTATTTTGTGACTGCCTGTTCAAGGTATTCCGCCAGTGCTTTACCGCTGGCAAACTGGTGTAATTCCTCAAATACCCCGAATTTCCCAGAGTCACTCGGGATCTGGATCATCCTGACTTCAACACCGGCATACGTCCGTTCCCCGGCGTTGGCCGCATGCTCAACCAGTGATAATTCCCCGGTAGACAGAAAGAGCAGATTCCAGCGGTTGGTTTCCCTGACGCTGCCGTCTGTTTTCGCCCTGGCTTTTCCCTGACCGTTTGCCAGCATATAGGCAATATTTCCCGCTTCCCTGCCGTCCACCTCGCGGATTTCATCCAGCATCAGCGTGGCATCATTACGGCGGCAGGCTGTCCCCTCCAGCGCGTTGCCGGTCGCCCGCCATGTGTACCAGTAATCAGTACCGCCGCACACGGATGCGGCCACTTTCATCGTGGTGGTTTTACCGTCTGTCGATTCCCCTTTCAGGTGGTAGCCGCCACCGCCGACACCGACCAGCCGCAGCAGTGAGGAGGCAAAGGCCAGACTGACAGAAAACGCCAGCCTGGCGTTACCGGTGCAGTATCTGCCGATATGCTCCCGCCATTCCTCACTGGTACCGGCAACCCTGAAATCTTTCCCCTGCACACTGGATGTCTGAAGGATCACCGAATCAGCCCCGGCTCCGATAACCTCATCCTGCAGAACGTACACATTGCCGTGCCAGCCGGTTTTATTCACACAGGTGACTTTCCGTTCCGGTCTGCACAATGAGATATATTCCATCAGGTGCGCCCGTGCCTGACCTGAGATATTGATGTATGAAAGTCCGTTCACCAGCAGTACGCGCCGCAGCTCCTCACCGCTGCCGCTTAACATTTCCATCGGCATTGCCCATTTGCGGCTGTTGCCGTATGTGTCTTCCCATTCCAGCAAACGCCCGTAGTTACTGCCGTCAGCGTCACAGGTGATTGCCGTGACTTTTATCGGGCTGCTGATTTTGATATTCCGGATCTCGGTATCACCGTCTGATTTATTAATCTGCTTATCAAACCACAGATATTCCTGAGTCAGCCGGAACCCCTGCGGTAAGCGGGTTTTGTCTTTGCCGAAATACATCATTTCCTCAAAGAATGCCTCTTTGAGTTTCTCCGGGTTATTTTCCTGCCGGTAATCATCCCAGTCCGCTTTGTAATGTGTCGGCGGCAGAGTTACCCATCCGTCAACCGCTCTTGCTGCCCGTTCCGCCCACATTTTGCCGGTGTTATCACTGCCGTCAGCAAAATCATTATCACCGGCGATAATAATTCTGGCATCCGGCCATTTGCCCCGCAGCTGTTGCGCCGCTTTTACCAGGTTGGTAGCCGCTACCGCAGCAACAATCAGCGCATCCGTAATTTTTGCGATACTCAGACCGGTGGCAAAGCCTTCGGTAATAATGATTTGTTTCGGCTGTGCCGCCGTCTGCGGCGACACAATAATAAATGAGCCGGATAACACAGAGCCGGATAACAGGCTTTTTTCTCCCGCCGGACTTATCAGCTGGCCACCGGTCACTGTCTGCTGGCAGTTCACCAGTGGCAGTAACAATGATCCCGTCGGAAAAGAAAAATTCCCCTGTGTATACGGATGACCGGTAATGTTATATTGGTTATTCATTAACCCTTTATTTGTCAGATACTGACTTTCGCCTGACAGACATCCATTCTTTAATTTTTCATAGGTTCCGACACCTTTTTCCGCGCTGACCTTTTTTATTCTGGTCGGCGTTATTTTTCTGAATTCCGGCAGCTGAATAATTTTATTAATTTCATGACAGGATGATTTGATATCTTTCCCGGTCACCAGTGTTATTAAATCCAGCCCGTCACCATTACCGCAGTGATTACAGAACCACGTTCCTTTCCCATTTTTATCATCGAATCTGAAACGGTCTTTTCCGCCGCATTTCGGGCATGCACCGTGTTTATTATTTTCCGGCACGTTAATTCCCATATTATGCAGAATATGCGGCCAGCGGCCTTTTGAGGCATTCACAATATCGGTGACGGTAGGCGCAGCGGTATGACCGCCTGCTGCAACAGTCTCAGGAGTGTTCATTTTTTATTTCCTTATTCATCAGGCTGCTTTCTCCGATAATCTGTTCCATCTGATCCGAAAGACATTCCATGACAGCGGCCATTCCCTCACAGGAAACCGTACGGGAACCGCTCATTGCGTTATTGGTCAGAAGTTCGGAGAGAAATGCCGTAATTTGTGCGGCTCTGATTAACTGTTTTTCACCGGCCGGTGATATGACGGTATTTTGATATGCTGTGTTTTTCATAACAAATTCCCCCGCGCTGCCGGTACAGGCAAACGCCCTGCAAATAACAGAATAAATTCACGGGAAAACATCCGGCGCGCACTGCGTTCATTCGCAGCGGTGGCTTCCAGACGGCACGGTCTGGCAGTGATATCTGCACGTTTTACGCACAGAAACAGGAATTTGAATTGAGTACGGGCAGGGATAGCCATCATGATGATGATCTCCTTTAGTTTTTCTGAGGAGTCACCACCAGAGGTGCAAATCTCTATAGGGGTGGTGACGCTGGCAGAGTTTGCACTACTGGTACTAAAGGAAACCAGCCAACCTTTCGGTTGCTCTACCAACGCCACCATTGAATCTGGACGGAATAATACCGTATTTTTCAGGTGTGCGGGCATATAGACACAAAAAAAGACGCAGGGCGCGTCATGTGTCGCCTTTAGTAATCTCAGGGTGCAAATCCTGACACCGGATTTTGCCGGTGCCCCATGAATATAGCCCATCCGTACAGAATAGTGCAACATATTTTATATTCATCCATTGTTCCGGCCTGAACAGAAAAGTAACAGTTATCAGAAATAAGCCCGGCGGGTTGCCGGGCCTGATATCAGCCAGCGGAGATAGCGGCGAACCAGCTGTTTTTACTGCTGCGGATACCGTCAGATAAGTTGAAACGGGTCGGCGAACTCAGGGATAACCGGCTTCTGCGTTTGGCAAAATGTGAACGGTTGATACTGAACTGTAATCTGTCCGTTCCCACGCTGGCCGGGCTGTCAGTGACGGCCAGACCGCCGAGATAGAACATACCTTTCCCCTGAAAGTCTTCCTCAACCTCGATAGAGCAGAACAGCTTCTGTCCCTTTGTGTTGTATTCAACCAGTTTCAGATTGGGTCTCAGGCGCAGATACAGCCTGGTCAGTCCGTCCACAGTGTCAGCCCGCGCCGCCACAACCTCACCTAAATTTTCCAGTGCCCGGTTGTGTTCTTCCCATATCAGCGCGGTGTAATAACTGGGATCGTAGGATGCCGCCATTTCAGTAAGCCATTCAGCTTCAATCGCACGCTGGTCAATGGTTTCCCCCTCTGTGGCCACACAGATCCAGCCTGTGATTAAATGGGATTCACTCATAACGAAAAGACTCCCTCATCAATCTGAATCGCGGATTCATCCACAGCCGCATAAAGGTGGCCGTCACCCAGCCCGTAACCCTCCTGACGCAGATAACTGTGTTCATATACCTTACGGTCATCAACAAACTCAGCGCGAAACCGGCGGCTTCCTTTCTGGGTGTAAATATGCAGGTTATCCAGCGTGGTGACAGCGATACGCCGTCCGGGCATAAACGGCGGAATAATGGCAAAACGACCGGCAACCGTACTCAGTGACAGCTGGCTCGCCTGAACATCAGCGGCTTTTTCTGAACCGGTGAATAACCGGGTGCGGTACATCCCGGCCAGCTCTGCACCGACCAGAACAACAAGACGGGGGTCTTCCCGGAATTCTTCCGGAATTTTTTTGATGATTAAATAGTTAGCGAGTGCATCCAGATTCGGGAAGTCCCCGTTTTCACCCAACTTTACCGGGTCCGTCACCACCTGAGAGCCGTTGTTAAACTCCCGGGCAATGGCATGCCAGCCGGTATTCACATCCTGACCTTTCGGGAATTTGGCGGGATTCGTCGGGTAACCGCAAAACTGACCGTTAAATCCGACCCGGAGCATGTCCATTGAGACAGAACGGGAAAACAGCTCAGACATTGTTTTTGTGAAATGCTCATCATCACCGCTGCCGCTGTTGATAATTAGTGACATTTGTTCATAGGTCAGTGAGCAGCAGGTGTCTGTTTCCTCCAGCGTATAAGGTGTTCCCCGCAGACTGAGTGCTTTATTAAAACGTCCCTCAACTGCACGGCCTGTATGCAGCGTGTTATCCCCGAGGTTAATACAGTCCCCCTTTTCCGTACTGACATCAATCAGTGACAGCCGGTTAACCAGCCAGTCAGATTCCAGTAATGCCACACGTAATAAATTTTCAGAGGGTTCAGAGATCATAAATGTTTCGCTGGCCCCGGATAAATAATGTGCTCCGCGGGTAAAATTGGCGTGGAACGTCCGTGCCGCTTCCGGCGCTATAGATGTGTGCATAATATTTCCTTAAATAATGTGAGCGGCAGTTATGCCATATAGCGTGTTTTAGATGCGATTCTGTTTTCTATTTCTGTCATGCCCTGCGCATATTCATCCGCAGTAAATAAAGAACGAAGTTCTTTGTCATTTTCGGCATAATAATTTTTGTAGTGTGATACTCGTTTATTAGCACCGGTATTAATTGCATATTTATCATTTGATGGCGTGCAGTTACTAATTACGTCATTGATACAGGCTGTCAGCGCATTAATTTCTCCTGTAATAAATTCATAGGGTGTTTTATATATCCATGAATTACTCGTTTTTAAACGGAAAAAATCAGCTGCGGTACCCGGTATTTCTGACAGTGATTTTTTATTGACCTCTTTCAGTTTTGTTTTATCCATCGAGTCCGTTACTTTTTTCAGCAGAGAGAACAGCCCGCTGATATGCTGTAACAGCTCGGTTTCATGGCTGACTTTGCTTTCCGCACGCTGAACGCGGTTGCGGATATCTTCTACCCATGAACGCATGGTTCCGCGATAGTCCAGAGGCTTTTTGACAGAACCCTGCTCAATGGCAGCTTGCTGACCTGCAAATTTTTCCAGCTCTGCTTTTGCATCGTGCAATACTTTTGCCTGAACCTCTGTCAGCGCTTTACCTTTATTGACCAAACAAATAATTTCTTCCGGTGATGGTTCAATGTTATCAAAGCTAAAGCCTGTCAGTTCCTCTAACTGATTCAGCTGCGGTTTCATCTTGCTGAATTTAAATAATTCGATCACGCGAATAATAAAACCGTTATCACTGCCATTTTCTGAGAACGGGATCGGACGATAGTTAAATATTGATTCGAGAGTTTTATCTTTGCATAACGTAATTGGTTTCATTACTTTCTATTCCTTAAGTTATTATTAATCCATTCATATATTTCAGACTCAAGCCATGCCACAGAACGAGAGCCAATCTGAACTTGAGGCGGAAATTCTTTATTTTTAATCTTTAAATAAATAGTAGAACGGGGTACACCTGTTATGGCTATCACATCCGGAAGCCGTAATAATCTGCTTTTTTCAGAGTGAGCGAGGCCGTCAGGTAATAAGCTCATAGCTATTCCTTTTTGTCTTTAAATTTAGACTTACTTGTATCTCTGTAGATGTGATTATATTTGCATAGATCAGATAGTTGGTAAAGATAAGGGGAATTCAGGATTCATTAGGTTTATTTAAAATCATATAGAAAAGGATGGATATAAATAAGACGGAATACTATAACTCGAAGTTGCTCGGTGTTCCTCGTTGCTATTCGATGCTATTCGTATAACCGTTAAATTATCAATTAAGATAAATTTATAAATCACCTCGAATTGTAAAAAACTGTAAATACACACCTATCTCTGGTGTCACCTCAATATCATCATGGGTGATTCAACATAAAGGGGCGCATAGAAGGCCAAAAGCGGTCAGTATATTAAATGTTATGTGCAGTATGATTGAACGGCTACGTGTGATTTGCAGGATCATATGCATACCAGAATGAAATGTGTATAGAATAATGTATAGACATAAAACAAAATAAGAATAAAAAATTAAATTTCAATGATATATATAAAAATATCGATTCCTGCAGGGGACACCAGAACACCATTTCTCTGTCCGTGTCATTAATTTTGCTTTTGCTGTGTTCCGGTCACAATACCGCTGCGATCACGATAAACATCCGCACTCGCAACGCCTGTTAACGTCAGAAAGAGCAGACTGATAACACCATACTTTATTGTACCGGATTTCATTATCAACACCTTTGTGGTTATACAGTAATGAGTTTCACGTAAAATAGCCTGATTACGATAAGATCCTTTCACGATATAAACATCAGACTTACCTGATTCGGAAAAATGTCCGTGATCCCGGCAGTTATAATCTATAATCCGGATAAAAAAGCCCCGCTGTTTAGCGAAGCTTTGTGAATAAAAGACTTAAAAACTGTTGCACATCACGGTGGAGTAGTTACCATCGCCGTATATATTGGTGTTGTCGGTGTCCACGGTGTATCCGGCGGTGTACATGTCTGAGTTACCGGCGGACACGTCGGTTCCGGTTTTTCCGGTTCTTTACATTCACATCCGCATTTGCATTTACAGCAGTTGTTAACCACAATACTGATAACCGTCTGCTCACCCTCACAGCACATTTCCTTTGTTACTTCTGTCATTTTTTAGTCCTCAAATAACATTGTTCCACATTGAACTGTTTAAATACACAGCGCTATTGAGATGCCTTATAATCCGCTCCGGAAGCCCGTATTTGCTCAAACTCCCGTATTGCCCGTTTATCGTGATTACAGTCCGCGATTGTTTTCATCGCATCCGTCAGCAGCAGGATCGCGCCGCCGTAAGTCAGTTCATCCGGGATAACCGGCAGCGGGCAGTCAGCGAGAAGATGAGCCGGAACCGGCACCACCGGCGCGGGCACGAATGTCTCTCTCGTATTGCTGCAACCCGCCGGTAACACGGCCAGGCACAGAAGCGGCAGCACATTCATCCTCTTTAAGTACGGTTTTAATAATTGTCTTAACATTGATATGCTCCGCCTCCTCCGTCTGCTTTGCCCGGATATTGCTGAGCGCAATATGATGTCCGGCCATAAAAGCCACCCGGGTCAGATTATTGACAGCCAACTGCTGGTCATACTTATCTTTCAGTATCAGGTAATTACCTTTTTCACCGCTGTACAGATGCAGTGTCAGCAGCAGGCCGGTCAGTATTACAATGCAGAGACCGGCCAGTATTTTTGTCAGTATATTCATGGGGTTTCACACTGATAGTGAATAACAGCCGCCTGCGGATGTCCCGGCAGCGGCTGACAGTAATCCGGGAGTGAATACAGGTAACAGCCCGCCAGCAGGCAGGCTGTCAGTATGAGAATCGCGGCAATGATCAGCATTACAGGGTTGCACGACATACCGCATTCTCCGTTTCACGCCGGTTAATCAGCCCCTGCCACTGCCGGCCGCCGGCAAATGTCCAGCGTTTCATTTCCTCACAGGCACCGGCAATATCACCGTTGTTCAGTTTTCGCAGCATCGAAGAGCGGGAAAACGCCCCCTGGCCGACGTTGTAAACAAAGGAATAGATGGCAGCCCGGGTGGTGTCATCCACAGGAACCGTGATCATCGGATCAACCGCGCGGCGGATTTTATCCAGGTCACGGTGCAGCAGCGCCCGGCATTCATCCGCCGTATAAATCTTTCCGGCCTGAATATCACTGCCGGTATGCCCGTAACAGACAGTCAGCACCCCGGCCACATCGCGGTAGGGCCGGTATTCCACGCCTTCATAGGCCGGAATCAGCACCAGAGCGGCAGAAATTGCGCCGCCTGCTGCAGCAATGACTTTTTTACTCAGATTATTCTTCATGATGATCTCCGGCTTTTATCTGAAACTCTTTCCGTCGGTAATACCAATTGATAAAAAATGTACCGATGGTGCAGACAATCCCGATAAGGACTGCCCACTGATCCGGCGATAACACACCCAAAACGGAAGTGATAAGCCCCCAGGTATATGCTGCGGGCCCGGAATATTTATCTGACATGCTCATATACACTCCCTTGCAGAGTGTTCCGTAAATATTATTGAAAGGTAAACTCAGATAATGTCTGAAATATAAAAATTAATGTAAAACCGTTTCCGGATCTTTATTTCTTACTGCCTTTAATCGTGAATCAATATCGGTAATCGCAGAACGTCCGAACTCCGGAGAAATAAAGGCTTTATTGACCACCCGTCCGCAGAATTTAATCCGTTTCATTCCCTTTGACGGACACTTCATTACCGGGTTGGGTTCAGGTTCCCCTCTGATTTCACGGACATAGCGGTATAAACGCGTGACAGCATCCGGTGCCACAGCATATTGCGGAATATAATGCCGCCCCTGCTTAACCATCCCTGTTTTTATCAGACTGCCGATTTTATGCAGAATAGTAGTATATGTGCGGATAAAAATTTCAGATGTCTCTGTATATCGCGCAGCATCACTGTTGGTAAAGCAATCATAATCCCGGCAGGCCCGGATAATATTGACGTATATTTTAAATTTTTCCTCAGTCATAATATATCCTCTGAAGTCTCATCCTGTAAATTACCGGCTGCGCGGCGTATTAAACGAAGCAGAGCCGGATGTCATTAAATAAAAATAATGTGCAGGGCAAATTTAAATAAAATTACTTAAAAGAAATAGTGCCGGAGAATACCGGCGGCCATCCCGCTTACGGGATGCTTTTTTGATGGCGATGCATTCAGCATCGCCGGAGCCTGTTCACACACGGAGTGGTTCAGGCTGTTGGTGCGCATTTTTCAGCGCAGTCTGTTAAAGAGCGGGCAACAGTATCTGTTGATATACAAATAATACCATAACTATTAAATATGTCAATATCTTTAGTATTGACAAAAATTCTGATTTTGGTATTAATATTGTATGAATGAAAAACGACAACTGACGACAGAACAGCTGGCAGACTGCCGAAGACTGAAAGCTTTGTATGAGTCAAAGAAAAAAGAGCTGGGTATCACCCAACAGAGCATTGCTGACATACTGAATATCAGCCAGGGCGCCGTCGGTCACTATCTTAACGGCCGTAATGCATTGAATTTACAGACAGCAAGTGTGTTCGCCACGCAACTCAATGTCCCTATTTCTGATTTCAGTCCGTCTCTTGCCGCAGAGGCGCAGGCACTGAGTGCCGCTATTGACAGCAATATTTCCGGCCTTCGCCCTTACAAACCCTCCCCGAGATACCCGTTAATCAGCTGGGTACAGGCGGGTGCCTGGAATGAGGCGAATGAAGCTTACGGGCTGGATCAAATCGACGAATGGTATGAATCAGAAACCCATGTTCAGGGGGCCGCATTCTGGCTGAGAGTCGAAGGCGAATCCATGACCGCACCAACCGGCAAGAGTGTGCCTGACGGCTCTTTGATCCTGATCGACACCGGCAAAGATTCCGAAAATGGCAGCCTGGTCGTCGCAAAGCTGACGGATTCCAACGAAGCAACGTTCAAAAAGCTGGTGATCGATGGCGGCAACTGGTATCTGAAAGGACTCAACCCGACGTGGCCGGCCATGAAAGTTAACGGTGACTGTAAAATTATCGGTGTTGCCGTTCAGATGATGATGAAACTGTAATCATCTCCTGCCGCCCTCCCGCCGGAGGGCATTTTACTGATTACAAATAATACTTTTAGTATTTATTTGCCGGAGAAAATAATACCAGTAAATAATACCATTAGTATTTTTATGCTGATGATTCAGAAATAAAGGGAGGTAAAAATGAGTTGCCGCGGATATCAGTGCGCCAGAGCCCGCCGGGCTGCACGCAGACAACAATTACAGGCGGAATACCGGCTTAATGCAGCACTGAAAGCTGCCATCAACGGAGAATGCAATGAAAAAGCGCCGGTCTTATCTCTGAACAGACGTCCGATGGACAGAGTCACAAAAGCACTCTCTGTCCGTCGCACTTATGCTGTAATTCGCCCGGTATTGACAACATTATCCGACCGAATGCAGTTTGACGTGTGATCCGAGGTATTCCCGCTTACGCTGGTTATCAGCCGCTTTGTAGCATTCAGGATACAGTGCCGCGATCTCGGCCATTAATTGTGCTGGTGTGTTAACTGATTCAATTTTTGATGCAAGAGCCAGTGCCATATCAAAAGCGACCCGCTCTACCGGATTATATTTTGGTGAAAAGATTTTATTTGGCAT